CTTGCCAGGGATAAGATCCATTGCCTCTTGCGCGTAGGGGGAAGAGTTGCCGATAAGCAGCTCAACTTTGCTTCCGCTTGCTGGCAGGGAAGATGTAAACTGGCCCTTTGCGTTACGGCCTTGGGTCTTAAGCAAGGGGATGTTAAAAAGATTGTACTTACCATCTTTGCCGCCTGGCCTTGCGCCTCTTTTGCCATCGGCAGTTTCAACATACCAGCTATCCCTAAAGTCACCGCCCCAAGCTGGGCTAATAGCAGCAAGATCGTTTACTACTTCCTTGGCGGCATTACGCAATGCCGTAAATGCAGCATCCCTGATCTCGTCAGACATTTTCTCAAGGCCGAAACCTTTGCCTTTCTTCATTGGCTTACGCCGTTTTGCCATTATTCTGCCCTCGCTATAATCTTGCTTGCGTACATAGCAAAGGTTGGCCTTTCGTCTTCAGAGCCTTGTATGACAATGGCTTTGCCGCCCAGTGTAGTAATCATTTTGCCGTCTAGCGTCGTCAGGTAGATTGGTCCGACGATAACGCCGTCAATACCACTACCATAGCTTTCGACTTCTGTTACCTTCCACTTGCGCCCCAAGTATTCGAGTCTGTCATTGGAACTGATAGGCCAAGGCACCGTGTCATGGTCAACCCATACGCTAACTTCATTGCCTTGCTGCGTACCATTGCGTTCTGACTTTTTAGAGCGCGTTACAGCGCCGGCAGCGGTAAACCTTGTCTCGGTGACAGCAACAGTTCCTAGGGTTTCATTGTAAGCACCAGAAGCTATCTTAATATAGGTAAGCGACTGGGATCTGTACTTGTCTATCATCCGTTTTGATAACGGTCTTGCCCAGGCATCTTGCGGAGCGTTCATTTAGCCTCGAAGAATGCGAACAGAGCTTTCGTTTTGCCGGTCAACCCAGCAGCCGATTAAGTCCAGCAGCCATGGATAAAGCCGTAACACGGTGGGCGAATAACTGCCAACACGCTTGTCCTTCGGCAGCACCTGTGCCATGGTGGTAGGATCAAAGTATTCCTGCTCGAATACGTCGAACTTTTCTCGTTTAACTACTGGTGCCGGCAGTTGACTAGAAGCGCCGATAACTGCGGTACTGTTGTTAAAAAGTACCAGCGCAAGCTCTGAGGCAGCAGCAAGATAGCCCGCTGTTAGGCTGTTACCGCAACAAGTCACTTCATCAGTACACCAGCGTAATGTACGCAGCGCAGTTTGAGCAGAGTTAAGAGCCTGCGCCTTTTGCGTTGCGTTGAGCGCGGTCCAGGCAGTCGCCTTGAGCGTGGCCCCCATGTAGGTATCGGCCTGCTCCACCGTGACCAGCGCCGGGGGCGTGCAGTTGCAGGCACGCTCGCCATTGGCGCTGGAGTAGTAATAGGGATCGGCCAGGCGATGCCAGGGCCACCAGGAAGCGTTCACACCGCGTACACGCGCCAGGCGGAGCCGTTGTACCAGCAGAGCGCGTTGGCGCTACCACCGGCCACGGGAGCAGAGCCTACGGTGGGGGAAGTGAGATTGCTGACCCTAACGGTTGTGCCTGTCCTGGGATTCGCGGGCAGAGTGGCGACCGTGAAAGGCTTGCGGTATTCGTAAAAGTTAAACAGTGCCATCGGGAGACGGTACAGGCCAGCCCAGATCATAGCCCAGATCGGGCCATGAAAAAGCCCCCAGGGACTTGCACTCCCCAGGGGCCGTGTGTCCAACTCGGAGTCAACCGATCAGATCGTACCACCGTAGGAGCTGTTTGTCACCAACCGGACCAGCGGGATCAGTCGCGCATCGTTGTAAGCAAGCGCGTGCTGAGAGCCGGTAGCTAGCTGAGCGTTGGTTGGGTTGTCAACAGCAGTACCAGACAAGGTAGTGCCAGGAACGTGGAAGCTGTGATGGTAGTCCACAATAATGCCATCTTGCTTGGATGGTGCATTGCGAACCGTCTCGATCTCAAGGGGAGTTTGTTCGCCCTCAAGCATGACGCCATCGCCACAAAGGTAGCTAACAAACTGCCGCTGTTGGCCGCTGGTGCCAATGATCGGAAGTTGGTCATCAACCACGACCTTAACGTTAAAAGCGCTACCAATCAGCAAGCGCGTGTTAATGCCCCTGCGGTCAGCATCATAGGTCAAGAAGCCTACTTGCTCAAGATAGGCTTGAACAAGAGAGTGACAGAACAGAGTAGTAATCTCAGACTGCCGTTCGCCCAACTTGTAGCGAGCTTCGATAACGTTTTCAGCTGTCAACCAGTTGGCAATGGTAGAGCCAGTGGTAACAGACTTATTTACGTTATTGGTGGCATTAAGCGGGCCGCCAGTGCCAAGCAAGCCCTCAAGTTGCGCAATCATTTTGCGGGTCTTGATCTTGTTGAGCGCTGGCTCAAGCTGACTCGCAAGTACCTGCAAAGGATCTTCGCCGCTGGCCAGCTTCGAGAGCTTGTCAACAGCGTAGGCAAAGCCACGGTGGGTGATAGTGGCGTACTGAGTAGCGCTGGTGATGCCTTGGAAGGTGAAATGGCCTTCGCCAGAATCGCCCCACTCACGGCCAGAATCCATCCTCTCTTCCACCGGGTCAATCGGTCGGAAAAACGGCGCCTCGACCCGAACGCCGGTAGTGGAGGTGAGGAGCCGGTTGCTTCTGGCCAAAATGCCAGAGCGAACCATCATGGACTTGTTAAAAATCTCTTCTTGAAGATAGGCGGCAAATTCACCAGAAGTAGCAAGCCGCGTAAGGCTTGTTACATCGCCGGCAAAAGTACCGCCCAAGTTACCAAGGAACACTGGAGGAAAAGCAGAGGTTGTTTAGTCGGCATGACCGCACAGCCGTCGATGCTTTTGCCCAGGGTTCGGCACAGCTTTACCCTTGGCTGCGAGCAGCAGCGCTCGCTTCAGCCTTCAGCTTAGCAGCTAAATCAGGATCTTCCTGCTGTATGGCGATGCGTGCAGTCACGTTTCCACCAGGAAGCCATGGGTTGGTGATAATACCGCCACCAGAAACGGCAGGAGCGCCTGTAGCCGGCCTGGAGCCCATGCCACTGTTGCCGGGTTGGGCCTTGAACAGATAGGCGTACTGGGGGTTTTTGCGGAGCTTGCCGGCAAGGTCGGCAATACCAACCTCCAGGCCATCGAGAACCGCAATAGTTTTGCCGTTCTTGTCTTGAACAAGCGAATGCAGCAAGGCCCATGCGTGCTCAGGGTGGAACACTTCAGCGGCATTAAATACAGCAAGAAAATCGGCTCGCTTGCGATCCTCGACGCGCTTAGTATCTGCTTCCAAAATGGCCTTGTCTTTTTCTTCGTTTTCTTTCCTTAGCGCTTCAATGTTGTCATTTGCTTGTTTGAGCAGCTGTTCAAACTCGCCTTTTTTTTCTAAGTCCTTTCTAACGCGCTCTGCTTCCTTGTCTCTTAGCTCTTTAAGCTCGTCGGCCACTTTTTTCTTTTCAGTTAAGATTGTATCTTTGTTGCCATTCACGGCCTCTAGTTGCCGCTTAAGGTCTTCGGCTTCTGCGGCCTTGCGTTGCAATTCTGCAATTTGTTCAGCGGTGAGTTCCATGGCTTGATTGGTGGATGCGCTATACTGTAGCGCGTAACCGATTCATTGCACCATGGCAACAGCCGCCCCGACTCCAGCCCATCCGGCAAAGCCCAGTGTTCCCGCCCCTGCGGTTGTCGCGCCCGTGACCCCTGCGTCTGATCCAGACAGTGAGATCGCACAGCTCAAGGCCGAAATAGCGCGGCTTCAGTCGCTTTCTGAGAACCCACCGGCAGATGAAAACAAGCCGACTGGCCCCGAAACGATTGACATGGGCGGCCTTGTGCTTCGGAAGACCGTTGATACGGACGGCGAATGCAAGACCGAAGTGTTGAAAAAGCCGATGATTGATCGTGAGTCGATTCGGGCCACTAAAGCGGTTCAGCGTGAGTCTGGCTTCTGATCGCAGCGCCTAACTGAAACCCCCACTTGACATCAAGCTGAACTGCTGCATGTAGCGGTTCAGGGGGTTTCTTTGTGTTTTCACGCACTGCCAGCGCTTGTTTTTCGACCAGCTCCAGAAGACGGGAGCGAGCGTCCTGATCCTGCGGCACCATTGGCGTTCTGCGTTTTTTGCTGCTCAAGCATAACACGTTCCGCCTCTTTTTTCAACTCTTTAACGGCTTTGCCTAGCTCAACTAGATCCACGTCCTCAGGTATCCATTCACCTTGGGCCAGGATGCGAAGGAATAGCTCAGTCGTAATCTGGCCGCTTGCTTCTATGTCGGCCAGTACGCTTACATCTTGGCCTAGCAAGCGATAGAAGTCAAAGTCCTTGTCGATAACAACTTTAGGCGGTTCTATGTTTCTGTATTCTGCCGCCATTCTAAATGCTTCATTAAGTGCGGCCTGCGTTTCAGTTGCAGCCACTGATAGTACACAGTTAGCTTGCTGGTGGTCGATACGCTTTGCGTCGGCACTTTCAGCTACATGCTTTTGGCCTAGCAGCTTTGTAACGCCAAGATGCGAGATTTCATTCTCCAGGCGATCAAGTAAAGCCGCTTGCGC